TCCTGCGCAGCCTTAATTTTCTGGTGCATCCACTCATAAAGTTCATCATCGGTATAGTCTGGCGCGATGATGACGGGTTCTCGTTTCTGCATACTGATTCCTCGCGGTGCTGCTTCGCTTATCAGCCGTTAGATTTTGCCGAACTGGAAAGCGCCTGTTTAAATTCGCTGAAGCTGAGGGCTTCTTCGCCTTCGGCAAGGCCTTCGAAGTATTCTTCGTAAGCCTTTTCCATGATTGTGTTGAAATCCATATCACTCACCTGAGTTTCTTTCCAGCCAGCGACGGGCACCATTTTCGGTTTTAAACGTTTTGCTTTTGGTATACGTCATCGCGGTGAACGTGCCGTCCTGGTTGGGAAACACGCCGTACACCAGAGATTCGTTGTTACCAAGATCGATAGTATCCATGTTGACCTCATTTCCCCTTAACGCCGGGTAGCGGAACTGTTTGCTGAGAACACCGTGCGGTGTCTTGATGGGTGGTAATTTAGTTTTCTCATGAATGTTGGTCAAGCGTTTTTAATGAGAAAACTCAATATTTAATGCAAAATAAAGCCAATACATTGAAATGTAAGGCTTTAAAATTTGTGAAGGGGGTTACTGATGTTTGTTACGTTTGCGAGCTTCTAGTAGCTCGGTGAATAGGCGATTAAAATTCTCAACGCGGGCACGGAGTTCGCTGATTTGTGCTTGCTGCTCTGATTTTGGAAGTGCGCGATACAATCGCAACATCTCCAACTCATCTTCCGATAAGTCTAAGGCGCTGTTGAGTGCAACTGGTGGATCTGGTGTTTTATCCTCGTCACCAAACAGTATCCAAGTTGGTGAACATTGCAATACCTCAGCCAGGCGATGCAAATTTTGCCCACGCGGGGCTGTATGGTCGCTTTCCCATAGTGAAATTGATGAGCCAGATACGCCAGCGGCTTTGCTTAAATCGTTTTGACTTAAACCAACCTGTTTGCGTCTTTCTCTAATTCGTTGACCTAAAGTTTTCTCGTTCATATTTAGATATCTTAATAACCCTTGACTTGAGATTCATTGAGTTATTACTATTGAGAAAACTCAATTTTGGAGGGGTGATGTTTAAATCAGACGTAATTAATTTTTATGGGACGAAAGCCAAAGTAGCGAAAGCTGCTGGTGTTGATCCATCTGCTGTTTCTCAATGGGGGGAACTGGTTCCTGAAGGTCGCGCGATGCGCCTGCAAGAGGCATCCGACGGGGAACTTCAGTACGACCCCAAAGTTTATGACGAATATCGTAAGGCAAAGCGGGCGGGGCGGTTGAACAATGAAAATCACCCCTGAACAGGTTTGTGAGGCTCTGGATGCCTGGGTATGTCGACCAGGAATGACACAGGAGCAGGCGACGATATTAATCACGGAAGCATTCTGGGCTCTGAAAGAACGCCCGAACATCGATGTTCAACGCGTCACGTTTAATGATGGCGAGGTTGATCAACGGGCGCTGGGCGTTAACCGGGTGAAGATATTCGAACGCTGGAAAGCTATCGACACCAGGGATAAGCGGGAAAAATTCACGGCGCTGATTCCGGCAATTATGGAGGCTATCCGGATCAGCGATTTCAGGTTGTATTGTGAAATTACTGACGGAAAAAGCATTACGTACATGATCGCCGGGTTAAACAAAGAATATGGCGATGTGGTGGAATCCGGGCTGCTTTTTGCGGATCCAGCTGTTGTGGAACGTGAGACTGACGAGCTTATAGAAAAAGCTATTGCTTTCAAGCACGCGTATCGTCAGCAATACCAATATTACTTTGCAGATAAACAAATGTCTGCCAGGGGTTCGTATGAGTATCGATGCACTACGATGGGCTAAAAAGGTGAAAACCGGCAGTTCATCCAGTAAGTCAGTATTGACCTGGCTTGCTGATATGTGCGGTGCCGATTTGTGTGCATACCCGTCTGTATCTGCACTGGCAGAAGTAACGGAACTGAACAAAAAGACTGTGCAGGACAGCTTACGACACCTGATGGAGATTGGGTTAATTGTTGATACCGGTGAGAGAAAAGGCCGAACAAAGCAAATCGTAGTGTACCGACTTATCGGTGTAGAAGAAAGTGTTGCCGAGCCTGAATACACCCAAAAACGGGAGTCTTTAAAGGTGGGTAAAATTGGTGCTGTTAATAAAAACAGTACCGAAAACGGTTATGTTTCAGCACAAAACAGCCCCAGAAACGGAACTCTTTTCTGTATGGAAAATAACCAAAGACACCCAAATTTTCCATTAAAGACACCCAAAAACGGATCACGGAACCCAAAGGAACCCAAAGATCTAAACCCCACACATAACGCACGCGAGAGTGCTCCGACCAGTGAGCAGGAAGTTTTGTCGTTACAGGCAGTGCCACCCGTATTCCTGGATGGCCTGAGCGAACCCATCGGAAAATTTCCGATGACCGATAGCTGGCATCCGTCACGGGATTTTCGACGACGGGCGGCTCTGTGGGGAGTGGCTCTGCCGGAGCCGGAATTTACACCTGCTGAACTTGCCGCATTCCGGGATTACTGGAGCGATGAGGGCAAAGTGTTCACGCAGGTTCAGTGGGAGCAGAAATTCGCCCGTCACGTAAATCACGTCAGGGCACAGGTTAAACCAGTCAGCAAGGGGGTGAGAGATGCAGCAGCGCCAGGTGGCACCGCATCACGGGCAGTTCAGGAAATTCGGGCTGCACGTGAGCAGTGGGAACGTGAAAACGGATTTATCAGCGACGGAAACGGCCTGGAAGCTGTGGGAACTCATGGGGGAGGTTTATTCGAACCGCTGGACCCAGAAGAACGGGGCCGCACCTTCGAAGCTCTGGATTGCACAGATTGGTGCGATGACTGAGCAGCAAATCCGGCAGGTCTGCCGCCAGTGCATGGACCGCTGCCGGGCGGGTGAAACATGGCCTCCGGACCTGGCTGAGTTTGTGGCGCTGATTTCGGAAAGCGGGGCCAATCCATTCGGTCTGACGGTGGATGCCGTGATGGAGGAGTACCGACGCTGGCGCAATGAGTCCTGGCGATACGACGGAAGCGATAAATACCCGTGGACTCAACCTGTGCTGTATCACATTTGCCTCGAGATGCGTTCACAGGGGATTGAGCGCCAGATGACCGAAGGGGAGTTAAAACGGCTTGCAGAACGACAGCTGACGAAATGGGCAAAGCATGTTGGCAACGGCCTCAGCGTTCCGCCCGTACGGCGGCAACTGGCGGCACCAAAACGTCCGTCGGGGCCAACACCAATTGAGTTGCTGAAACAGGAATATGAGCGCCGGAAAGCGGCTGGTTTTGTATGAATTGTGAAGGTGATTTTTCAGGAGGGCTTGTGGCAAAAGTATTCACACAAGAAGAGCGAGAAAAAATTAAAGGGCAGGTTGTTGAGCTGGTACGCCGGAGTGGGCGCGAGACGTTACGGCAACTGGAATCCAAGACAGGTGCGACAAGATATCTGATCAGCGTTCTCGCCAGAGAGCTGGTTGCCAGTGGCGATATGTACAACTCTGGTTACGGGTTATTCCCGTCTGAACAGGCGCGTAAGGACTGGCAAAACGCCCGCAAAAAACTCTCAAGGGCAAAGCTGAAGAAAAAAACATCTGTGGTTGATCCGGACCTTATCTGGTCATTACCAGACGGAGAAATACGCCGCTACGACAGGCGTCAGAACATAATCTGTAGCGAGTGCCGGAAGAGCGAAGTTATGCAGCGCGTACTGGCGTTTTATCAGGGGAATTTTCAGGAGGTGATGCTGTGAGCGAATCAAAATGTCAGGTTAATAGCAATCAGATAGAACCATGTGCGGTACTGGCAAAAGCCCTTGAGCATGATGCTGAATACACGACGCGAAAAGGTCTGCTGATATACAAAATCTGGAATGAGAATTTAACTCGCGACCCTGATTTGGTGATGTTGCGTTCCGGTGAATTTTCTAAATTACCAGTGCGGGTTTCATTTTGTCCGTTCTGTGGTGAAAGTCTGCAAACGTGGGAGAACAGAAATGAATGAAATAGAGAAATACCAGTAGTACGTGATGAATATGGCTGCTGGACGCATCCTGAATATGAAAAATTCTGTGATGGTAGAGAACATATTTCAACGGAAGAGTTTAACGCATGGATGGAGGAAAATAATCTTCAATGGACCATCAGAACTATGGATGAAGATGATTTTAATCTGGACGCAGATGGTCCCGATATTGCCTCTTGGAAACCGGAGCGCCCGGAAGGTGAAGGCTGGTTCATTGGTTCCATTCATGACACTGAAGATGGTCCTGTTTGTGTATGGCTGAGAAATAAGACTGAAGCATAAAGGTGATAAACCATCTGATAACAAAACACTGAAAATTTAAATCAGAAGTGGTTTTTATTAAATCCTTAACCGGAGGGATTTCTGCACCCTCAAAACATCAGGAGGCCGCCTGAAAGGGCGGTAATGAAAAATGACTGAATTAACCAAAGAGTAATTAATCGAAGAAGCCAAATTAAAAAATAGCGATTGCGAAATGCCACCCAAATTCAGGGATGGCGCAGGTAGAGGGCGAGTTATTCAAAATTGCACTGGCATCACTGGAAGCAGAGCCGGTGGCGTGGAAGGCAACCTTCACGCAAATTAACCATGAATGTAATACGTTCACCCTTATGAATTCTGACAAAGCAGAAATCGAACGGTGGGTGCGACTGCATAAAGTAGGTGATTTTCGGGCAGAAATAACACCGCTTTACGCAGCGCCGCCAGCGATGGTAGTGCCTGATGAAATGGATTTGCTTACCTGCCATCTCGACGGTGTAACTGAAACATATACTGATGGCTGGAACGCTTGCCGTGTCGCCATGCTTCAGGCCGAAAACTTTCGGGAAAGTAAGAATTCGTCAACCAACAATTTTCGGGAAATCTCGGAAACGTCAACCAGCTCTCCGGGAACTCCGGCTGGCTGGATAAGCTGTAGTGATGCAGTTCCTGCTGAATATTGCGATGTGATTCTTCTCGATGATCTCGGGAATGTATTCCCCGGTTCCTGGGATAAGGTTTTTTGCCCCACTCGTGGCGGGAATAAGATGGCTTTTGTGGACAAAGACGGCGTCGAAGTAGAGAGCTCAACTCACTGGATGCCGCTACCGGAACCACCGCAGGAGGTGAATCAATGACCTGGCCTGAGGCATTCACCACGGTAGGAATTGCGATGGCGGTGGCGCTGGTGGTGTATTCGATTTGCCGCTGGGGTTGACGTAATTACTAATCCGGGGCTATATTTCCGACGCGCCAGCAAAATCTGGCGTCGGGATTGGAACCCCGGATATCGAAACGGTGCATACCGCGCTGGCGGTTTTTTTATGCGCTAAGCACAGTCACATTCGCGATTTATGGCGGGCTGTGTGGGGGCACCGAAAGGTGCGCCGGATGTTTCGACCGGTAGTTCCAACCCTGCACAGTTCGCCACCCGATGATTGGAACCTGAAGGTGGTGAGGTGAAAATTATCGAAACGTGAGGTCGTTATGACTGTTCAAGTTACTGTCAAAAACCTTTCCCCTGTCACTTATAACCAGATTCCTGTAATCACAACTGAGTTACTCGCCCGCCTTTACGGAACAGAAGCAATCCGTATACAGCAGAATCACCATGAAAATAAATCTCGATTTATTGAGGGAAAACACTTCTTTAAAGCTGTTGGTGATGAGCTCAAAAATTTGCGACTAGTTTTAAACGAGTCGCAAAATGAGGTGAAAATTTCCCCGAAAGCCCGCTCCCTCATCCTCTGGACAGAACGCGGTGCAGCCCGCCACGCAAAAATGCTCGAAACCGATCAGGCATGGGAAGTGTTCGAAAAACTGGAAGATAACTACTTCAACCAGTACGAGAAAGAGCGTGCTATGGGCAAAATGAATATCGATTTTCATCTGGCGATCCGTGATGATAAAACCGCCTTCATCCGAAGTTATGCACCTGGTCAGCTGGTGACGGTTGAAGAAGCCTTGGCTTTGCTTAAATCGCGCGGATGGCTGGTAATTCCGCGGGATGAACTGGCTGGAAAATTGATGGAGCTTTAACCTACTGAATTATTCCCATATTGGGCAAAAACGGTTTGCTGTAAAGCGAGAGTTAAGTAGAATTGCTGCGGGTGCTTGAGGCTATCTGCCTCGGGCATGAACACCAAAGGTAGATAGAGAAAAGCCCCAGTTAACATTACGCGTCCTGCAAGACGTTTAACATTAATCTGAGGCCATATCTATGCGACACATAGAGATTAGCCTCTTACGGACCGAAAGGTCAAGGAGAAGCAGGCTATGAAGCAGCAAAAGGCGATGTTAATCGCCCTGATCGTCATCTGTTTAACCGTCATAGTGACGGCACTGGTAACGAGGAAAGACCTCTGTGAGGTACGAATCCGAACCGGCCAGACGGAGGTCGCTGTCTTCACAGCTTACGAACCTGAGGAGTAAGAGACCAGGCGAGGGAGAAATCCCTCGCCACCTCTGATGTGTCAGGCATCCTCAACGCACCCGCACTTAACCTGCTTCGGCGGTTTTTTGTTTTTATTTTCAATGCGTTTTAACTTTTTTAAGACATCGGATATAGAATCCAAAACACTTAAGTAGCGCGCAGGGATAAGAGGGATGGCCCCCTGAAGGGGAGAGCTAATTATCCGGAAGGATTCTGATGATGAACATCGAAGAAGTGCATAAAATTTTTTGTGACGATGGACTCTATGCTGTGTGCGTTGAAAATGGAAATATTGTTAGCCATTACCGCATTAAGTGTTTGCGAAAGAATGGGGCTGCGTTAATTAATTTTGTGGATGCTCGAGTGACAGACGGATTTATCTTGCGCGAAGGTGAGTTTGTCACTTCATTACTGGCATTGAAAGAGATCGGAATAAAAGCTGGCTTTTCTGCTTTTTCAGAAGAATAAACTCATCTACAATCTTGCGCGGGGCTGAACTCCCGCTGAGTAACACCGTGCCACCGGAGAAAACCGATGGCACGCAACGCAAAATGTTACAATCATGATAATTCGACCGTTCTTGCCCGCACGCACGAGCGGTATTCTCACGCATTCAAGTCAGACTGGTACCAGCATGACCCATGCACTGAAGAACAGGCCGAATGGCTGATTCATAACTACCGCAGACGTGGGTATGAGTTTAGGAAAGCCCTCAGCCTCGATTATCGTCACTGGATAATCTACGTCAGACTCCCTTATTCCGAACGCCCACCGCGTCCGTCCCGCACATTCCAGCAACGCATCTGGAGGTAACGTGCGGGTATTGCTTCGACCGGTTCCGGTACCGGAACTTGGGCTGGTGGTGCTAAAACCGGGTCGTGAATCCATGCAGGTATTTCATAACCCTCGAGTTCTGGTGGAGCCGGAACCGAAAAGCATGCGTAATCTGCCGTCCGGGGTCGTTCCTGCCGTTCGCCAGCCGCTGGTGGAAGACAAAACATTGCTGCCGTTTTTCAGTAACGCACGGGTAATTCGTGCTGCTGGTGGTGCTGGTGCATTGTCTGACTGGCTGTTGCGCCATATTAAATCCTGCCAGTGGCCACACGGCGATTATCATCACAGCGAAACCGTCATACATCGTTATGGTACCGGCGCAATGGTGTTGTGCTGGCACTGCGACAACCAGCTGCGTGACCAGACATCCGAATCACTCGAGCAACTTGCTCATCAAAACCTGTCAGCATGGATGATTGATGTCATCCGCCACGCAATGAATGGCACGCAGGAGCGGGAATTATCGCTGGGTGAATTATCCTGGTGGGCGGTCTGCAATCAGGTGGCGGATGCGCTACCAGAGGCAGCATTACGTCGTTCTCTGGGGTTACGTGCGGAAAAAATCCGCTCGGTGTACCGCGAAAGCGACATCATACCGGGAGAGCAGACAGCCACCAGCATCCTGAAACAGCGCACAAAAAATCTTGCGCCGCTGCCTCACGCCCACCAGCAAAACCCGCCACAGGAAAAGACGGTGGTAAGCATTGCCGTTGATCCGGAGTCACCGGCTCAGTATCTCCAGCGCCAGAAACCACAACGGGAAGAGATGCCCGTATACACGCGCTGGGTAAAAACGCAGAAATGCATGACGTGTGGCAATCAGGCAGATGATCCGCATCACATCATTGGTCATGGACTGGGAGGGATGGGAACAAAGGCTGATGATTTGTTTGTTATTCCGCTGTGCCGTAAATGCCATAGCGAACTACACGCCGGGGTAAAAGATTTTGAAGAAAAACACGGCAGCCAGCTGTTGTTGCTGATTCGTTTTTTAATGCACGCGAGAAATTCGGGTGTCCTGAAGTGGAAAGCATGAATGACTGAACGCATAGAATTTGTTTTGCCTTACCCGCCAACGGTGAACACTTACTGGCGACGTCGTGGCAGCACATATTTTGTATCAAAAGCCGGTGAGCGTTATCGCCGTGATGTGGCGCTTATTGTTCGCCAGCAGCGACTGAAATTAAACCTGTCCGGACGGCTGGCGATAAAGATTATTGCAGAGCCACCGGATAAACGTCGTCGTGACCTGGACAATATCCTGAAAGCACCACTGGATGCGCTGACGCATGCCGGACTTCTCATAGACGACGAGCAGTTTGATGAAATCAATATTGTGCGCGGTCAGCGCGTTCCTGGGGGGCGGCTGGGCGTGAAGATTTACAAAATTGAGAGTGAGTGATCGTAAATATGATATACCCGGAAATTACAGGCAAAAGCGGCGAGCATTTACGTCTAAAAACGCTGGAAGCCGTCTGGATCCAGGGGAAATTACGGATGTGGGGGCGTTGGTCGTATATAGGTGGTGGCAAACCAGGAAATATGTTCAATCAGTTGCTGGCATCCAAAAAACTGACAAAAACCGCGGTCAATGAAGCCCTGCGTAGAATCAGGGAGTCAGGGATTGATAAACCAGAGCTGGAAGCATTCTTGCGAGAGATGATCGCTGGCAGACAGAAGAGCTGGTTGTCTCACTGTACTGATGCAGAGGCGTTACGCATTGATGGGG